CCATTTTGGTTGTTAGCATCTTACCGATATTCAACCTATTAGCCAAAGCTATCAGTTGCTGTTGCTCCACCGTGTGTGCCCCTACAAGTCGGTAAACCACGGTTTTCGAAGTCTGCCCGATACGGAAGTTACGGGCTCTTGACTGCAGCCACGCATCGGGCGACCACGGGCGACTGTAGTAAATCGAGTATTGCGCTGCTGTGAGGGTAATGGCGATACCAGTGTTTACCTGCCCTAAATAAACACGGGTACCTTTATCATTTTGAAAGAGATTCTCATAGTGTTTTATGTTCTTGGTGTTGGAGCCATCAACACGTACGTATCCGTATTTGTTCTTCTTTAAGAGTTCTTCGATGTGGTTTAGCTCAGCCGTGAAGTGCGCCCAGATGATAACTTTACGGTCTTCTGTATCCAGGATGTCTTCGAGTAAATCCTTTAGTGCTTCTAGCTTTGGGTTTTGAGCATAAAGTAGGATTGTAGGAGGAGGATTTTTACCTAAAGAATCCTTCACGCATTCTTTATCTCCTGGCGTTGTACCTGCGTCGAAACAAGCCTGCAATGAAGGGCACTTATCACATGGAGCGCTCTCGTCTTCTTTGGGCATATAGTAGAACCCACTACAAATCTGTAAAAGTTTACCCAAGCGCGTAGAGCCCTGAGACAAGTCAATCTTCTCCTCTTCACCTCCCAAGGAAAATTCTTTGACTGCCTTATTATAATCTTTGGTCTGTCCTGGGCTTAAGTAATACATGACATTTTGGTCACGCTGCTCAGGAAGTTGAACGCAGTCGAGTAACTTTCGTTCGCTAGATACCGAGTTAACCCTCGTATTGATAATGTGCATGTTCTTGTAGCCAGTTACTACGTGCTCATTCCACGGTGAATGTTCGCAGAATTTCTTTACGAAAGTGAACCACTGCTCTGGCATAATCGCAGGATGAAGAATCTTTAGTTGCGTGTAGAAATCTCGCGGGTCACCAATTGTGGGTGTACCAGACAGCATGTACCGGCGTGTGGCCTTTGCTGATAGCGCCGTTATGACTTTTGTTCTTTGGCTCTTTATACTTTTAACTCTGTGAGCTTCGTCGAGAACGAGAACCTTGAAGTCCAGACAGGAAAGAAAAGGCGGTACAGGACCGACAATCTTGTCCACCTCCGCGTCAATCTGTGCGGGTGTGAGGTTTCCGGCGTAATAGGCCGCAAGGTAGTGAATTTGCTGCTTATCTTCTGGAAGGGTGGCTACTTTGTCCACCACGTGCATGTGCCAGGGCGTACTACCCACGCGTTCTTTTTTCTTCAGCGCAGCAGCTTTTGCGCACAGAACAGGTACACCATAAAGACGAGCAGTGTCATAAGAGACAATAACAATATCTTTGTTTGCAGCTTCAAGGATTTTCTTTTCTTTTTGTTTTGTTGTACCTGTAATCGTGATGGTAGATAAAGCCCCGGATGTATGTATGTCAGCTTCTCGTACCCAGTTATCGACTGCGATAAGAGGACAAATAACAACTGCTTTCTCTCGTAAATGTTGCAGGGCATCAAGAACGACTTTTGTCTTTCCTGTCCCCATTTCCCATCTAAGATACCAGCGGTAATACGTAAGTAGTTCGGCCGTCCCGGTAAGCTGATGCTCATAGCTACTAAATTTCCCCCCCGTAGGGTGCTCACGGACGAAAGCATCCCAGTATTCCAATGGTTTTCCATTGTCTAATGCCTTCTGTTCTTCCTCGTCAGATAGTGAACCTTCACAGATTTCTTTGATGTCACGTATGACGTTATCCCGGAAGGGAGGGTAACCAGGAAAAATCCAAGCTCGTTGTTGTGTTGCGTACTGACTTCCAAACACCCTTTCCCAAGAATCATGAGGTCCTCCTTGAACATAAAACGCAGGTGTTCCACCAATTTTGATGAACTTCACTCTAGATTCCACGATATACTATCCTTTCAACTAGCGGAGGTACAATGACCACAGACACCATGAGATTGTTTGACCCCTACCACGGGGGTATGGATGGGACTCATTCGAATCCTTATTACCAGTACTCGCAGCTCTATACGCCCAAGCGGCTAAAGGAACTGTTTGTCTGGTGTGAGTACCTCTTTTACCAAAGTCCGCACATTTTTGCGGCTCTCCGTAAATTCGGTGAATATCCAATCACCAAGATTACTTACGAGACCGTGAACGAACATCTCAAGCAGCGGCATAAAGATTTACTAGAAAAAACACTCCGAGTAAGAGAGTTTCTTATTAAATCGTCTCTGGACAAATATGTCTACGGGAATAGCTTTGTCTCTATGTACCAGCCTTTCGTCCGCTACTTAAAGTGCACGAAATGCAGCGCGCTTACGAACATCAAAAACACGGCGTATACCTTCGATGTTACTAACCTTAAGTTCACATATTCGTGCCCTGCTTGTAAGGGAAAAGTAACAGCTTCTGAAGACCAAATTGAAGACAGAAAACTTCTGTTGGCTAAGGGAATCAACTTTATTAGGTGGGACGCCAAAGACCTGGACATTGACCATAATCCGCTCACAGGAGAATCTGAATACTATTACAAGATTCCTCAGCAGGTTGTGAGCAGAGTTAACGCGGGCCACAAGACCCTTATCGACACGATGCCTATTGGCTTCTTAAAAGCCATTAAGGCGCGTAAGCCGTTTAAGTTTGCACGCGATGCCATTTTTCACATGAAAGTTGGTGCCCCAGCGGGTATCAATCCTCAGTGGGGTCTTCCTCCTATCTTGGCTGCGTTGGAGCGTTTTCACTTTACGCAGATTCTACGAAAGGCTAACGAGGCAATTGCACTCGACTATCTGGTACCATTCCGTGTTTTGCATCCAACTCAATCATCTGGAGTCGCTGACCCCGTACAACAAATTAGTCTCTCAAAGTGGAAAGACGAACTCGACCTCAACCTTCGATTACACCGTAAAGACCCACTGCATATTATGTACGCCCCCATCCCGGTGGGAATGGTTCAAATTGGTGGTCAAGGACGCGCGCTGCTCACCTTGGGAGAAATACAAGAGGCCGAGAAGAGTATCGTTGCCACCTTGGGAATTCCCATGGAGTTCCTCTACGGAGGACTCACTGGGCGTGGTATGGAAGCGACTCTTAGGATGATTGAGAACCAACTCGCGACTCATATCGCGGACATCGTCGACCTTATGCAATGGATTGACGACAAGTGTTCTGAGTTCTTGGGTTGGGAAAAGATTACGGTAGGTCTGACACCTTTCCGTATGATTGATGATTTTGAGAAGCAACAGCTCATGTACAACGTGTGGCAGACAGGAAAGCAGACGGGCTCTCAAGTTCTGTCTGACACCACGATGTGCGAAATCTTTGAGATTGACCCTCTCCGTGAAGAGACACGTATCAAAGAAGAAACACTGCGCGGCGTTAGAATCAGTAACGCTATCCAGATTGAAATGCAGAAACAGCAAAATAACCTGGCGCAGCAGACGCAGCAAGAAGCTCTGCAAGGTCCGTCCAATTATAACCAGCAACAGGTTATATCGAATGCGGACCAAATTGTTAACGAGCTGTCTCAAATGGAATACGGCGCTAAGAAGAGCCGGTTACACCAGTTGCAAGTTGAAGACTTTGTGTTGTACGCTGTTGTAGTCCAACGTATGGAACTACAAAACAAGCAGCAATCACAAGGAATGTAGCATATGGATGATTTCCGCTCCGTCGTACAAACTGCACAAAACTTTGAATTTACGAACGTCTTTGGTGACAATAAGGGAGGGAACCTTGTCGGCAAGAAGACCGAGCCGGAGCACGTTAGTGAGCCATTAAGGGTTTGCTATTTTTCCAAGGTGTACGTTATCTGGAGACCCTATAACAGCTGTATCCAATGTTCTGCAGCTCTTAATGCTGGCGAAGCAGTGCAGCCAGATGACTCTGCGTATACCTGCCCTCACACGAATAACCGTGAATACGAAGAGGTCATTAACCACTGTCTATCTGGTAAAGCGTTGCTACAAAAGCAAGACTTCATTGACCTTAAGGACGGCACGCGAATTGCGCATGTTATGTGGCTGATTGCTGACCCCAAACACATTGAAGAGCTTAAGAAGAAAAAATTA